CAGAAGTCGTCGTCGATCCACTCGAGCGGCCCCTTGTGGTCTAGGTCAATCTGCTGCTGGCTCATACCGGCCACCTCGGGTCAATGCCGACCTCGCCCTTGGCGTCCTGGTAATGGACGACCTTGGCGTTGAACATCGACTGCATGGCCTTGGCAACTTGGAACCCTTCCTGCCCCAGCCCCTCGACCATCCGCCTTGCTAGTGGCGTGTCTGCACTATGTTGCTCTAATGCAACACTACGCAACGGACTTGTCTTGTACCTCATGCTTCCTCCGTGTCTGAACCAATGTCCGGGTCTGTCCGGATGTCCGGGTGCTAAGCACACCCGGACATATCCGAACAATTTGACCGTCCGGAAATGTCCGGATTGGACAAATCCGGACAAATCCGAACATCACTCATTTGCGAGCCTCGAACCGCCCACCGTGCCCGTCATAAAGGGCGACATGGCCAGCTTTTCGACCGCCTCGTGGACAGAAGAGCGGGGTAGCCCGCACTCCTTGCCGATCTGGCGGAGCTCCTGCATGGTCCAGACAAGGGGCGTCTCAGACCGCTTCTGACGCTCCCGGAGGGCGAGTAGGAGGGTGCGCTGCGACTTGCCTTGGGGCGCCTGTGCGCTGATCGGGCGCTCCCCCTGCGCCACGCTCTGTCGCATGACGAGGCTGGTCAGCCGCTCGCCGTACCGGTCGGCCGCGCCCAGGTCGACGACCTCGGCCTCGTAGGCGAGGTTCGGCAGCTCGCCGGTGTCCTTGAACCGCTGCCTCGTGACCTCGACGTGGGTGTTCGGCTGGGCGGCGCGCTTGACGATGAACTCGCTGTCCGGGTTCGCCATGAGGGCGCTGGCGCCCCGCGGGCGGTCGGCGTCGCCGTGCCCGGAGTGCGCGACGATCAGCACGCTCGCGTCGTACCGCTCGCGGATGAAGCGCGACACGGCCGACAGGTACGCCGCCACCTCTTGGTTGCTGTTCTCATCCATGCCTGCGCTGAACTTGCTGAGCGTGTCGATGACCACGAGCGTGGGCCGAATCTGGGCCTTGTCCATGGCCTCGACCAGCATCGCCATCTCCTCCTCTCGGTTAAGGTTGAGGGGGCGCTCGAGGGCGAGCACGGGCAGCGTGCGCAGGTCTTGGCCGCCGCCGAAGGTCTGCATCCACGCCTTGACGCGCCTGCCGAGTCCGCCGCCCTCGCCGGAGAGCAGCGCCACCGGGTTGCCGGCGGTGGCGATCCGCATGGCCCAGTCGAGCGCGATAAATGACTTGAACGACGCGCGCGGCCCCGCTAGGACCGCCACGACCTTGGCCTCGATGACATGGTGCAGGAGCCACTCCGGCTCGCGGTTCTCCTCGACGATATCGGCGACATGGCGGAGCACGACCGAGAACCCCGTGGCGCTGGTAACGCCCGGCGATACTACCGCAGCATCCGGCTCACGCACTCGCTCCATGCCGCGCGCCTCGGGCACATCGCCGTAGTCTGGCCCCGGCTCATCGCGCTGTGGCGGGCCGATGCGCACCGCCTCCGAGACTGGCGCCCAGCCGCCGGCGCGGGCGGCGTTGAAGAGGGAGCCGAGCGTGACGCCACCGCCGCGGTCCAGGTGGAACGACTGCCACCGGTACTCGATGTCGGCGCGCCCGGCGTACGAGGCCGGCAGCACGCCGGTGATCCCGCCGGTGATCCCGCCGCAGGACCACGCATCCCACAGCTCAAGCCCGTCGTCTGCGCCGCCCGATGCGTGGTGCAGCGCCATGCCGACCATCAGCCAGGCGTCGTAACCCTCTGGGTCAATGTGCGCGATCGCCTCGGTGACGCGCGGCAGGTCGCGCTGGAAGTCCTGACTGGTACCAAGCCGAGGCGGCATCCTGGCCGCGACCTCGGCGGGCAGCTCAAGGTCCATCCGGCGCTCGTCGATGAGCCCCGCCGGGAGCGGCTGCGCTTCTTCCATCGGCCCGCTCTGGCCGTAGTGGAGCGGCCACCAGATGACATAGCCGCCCTCGGCGCGGATGTCGAGCCCCGCCCTTTTAACCTTGCCGAGCACGACGCTGGCGCCGCCCCTAATCTTGACACCAGCCGGCGCCTTGAAGAGGTAATGCCGCCCGCCGCTACCGCCGCCGGTCTGATGCACCCGCGTCTTGGTGAGGTCAGATTGGTGCTCGCTGATCCAGTCCTGCGCCGCGCTCGAGGCGCTGCGGTGGTCGTAGTCGATGACCACGAGCCCGGTGATGGAGCCGGTCGGCACCCCGACTAGCGCCTCTGGGCTCGCGGCCCACCAGCGCCTGATCTGGGCCTCGTCCTGGGTGGCGTCCTTGAACCCGTTGCGGGTGAGCGGGCTTTTGGCCTTTAGGACGCGCCCGTCCTGGTCGGTCTGGTCTGCCCTGCGGCACGGGAACACCGGCGCGCGCTTGGCGAGCTCAAGGACGCGCTCGACGGGCACGACGGCGGTGAGGTCTGGTTTCATGGGTAGATATCCGGCCGCAGGGCCTTCCTAGATACACCGGTCGCTGCCTCGACGGCAAGCGCGCGCAGCGGCGGCACGCGCCCGGCGAGCACCCATTGGTGCACGGCCTGCGGCTTGACCTTAAGTTTACGGGCCAGCGCGGTCTGTCCGCCCGCCTGGGCGACCGCGTGGAGTAGCGCCGCGTGTGGCGGCTGGACTTTGGGTTTAGGCATAGCGCCGGGAGGGTAGCAAGTGCGCCTTGAGGCGGCAAGGGCGGCGGCTGAAAAATATTTTCAAGAAAGGCTTGACACGCCGTTCGTCCTATCTGAAGATGCATTCCACGGGCGGCGATGTTGCCGACCGGAAGCGACAGAAGGAAACGAAAATGAACATCAGCGAATGGCTTGAGTATGCTGCGCAGTGTGCCTACGAGGCTCGCGAAGCCTATTACGCGGCGCAGAACATCTGCCCCAGTTGCGGCGGCATGGGCGACCACGGCGTCGAAGAAGACACGGGCTGCCTGTTCACTTGCTACAGCTGCGGCGGTACTGGCCGCTACCACGGCGAGGTGGCCGCATGAGCCGCCTCCTCATCATGGCCTGCTCGGCGACGAAGTCCTCGCAGGCGTTGCCCGTGCCGGCGGTGGACCGCTACACCGGGCCGGTCTGGCAGACCCTCAAGGCCGCAGACCCGGCCGGCGCGCTGGCGCATGTCACCGTGCTGTCTGCCGAACACGGCTGGATTGCTGGGTCCGCGCCCATCTGTAGGTACAACCGCAAGATGGACAACGTGCGCGGCCGTGAGCTCATCGCGCGCGGCGTGACCGCCGAGACGCTGGCAATGCTGGTCGAGGCCACGGGCTACGGCCGGCGGCCGTTCTCCGAGGTCTGCATCGTCGGCGGCCACTATTACCAGGCAGTCGCGCGCGAGCTGCTGCAGCTGACCATCAACCACAGCGGCAACGAGCTCTTCACCGCCGACGTCCGCGTCGTCGAGATCTGCGACCAGATCGGCTACATGCGCCAGCAGCTGCGCGCGTGGTTGGTTGGCACCCAGCCCCTGCAGGTGGCCGCATGACTCCCCTTGAGACCGCCTTCTGCGTCGCCTTTGTATTGGTCTGCGCAATCTGGCTCGGCATCCTCCTGCTCTTTATGTGGACCCGCCCCGCGCCGTGGTCGTGCCTACGCGACCGCCGCGAGCGGTTGCCGCACCCGACCATCCGCTCGCGCGTCGTGCAGCCGCACAAATATTCGCGGTGGTTCGTATGAGCGCCGTCGACACCTTCTACAAGAACCTTGAGCGGTCGGTGGGCCTGCGGACTGATGCCGTCAGCATCGCCGCCCCGACCCGCGCGCGCCTCGTTGGCGTATCGGTCGGCGAGCTGGCGCAGGCGCTCAAGTTTTCCGGCCTTTCCCTTTTTACAGGCCACGACGGCGTGGTCGAGATTCGAAGAGTCGATTCAACAACCCAAGAAGGAGAGAAGCGATGAGTCTGTTTGTTAGCGCCGCCCCTGGCGGCAGTTTCGAGCCCCGCAAGCCCATCGAGGCGGGTGCGTATGCAGCGGTCTGCGATATGGTGGTGGACCTTGGCGTCCAGCCGTCACCCGGCGGCCAGTTCGCGCCGAAGCGCACCGTGGTGCTGCGGTTCCAGATACCGGAGATCCGGGTCGAGATCACGAAGGACGGCGAGACGAAGAGCCTGCCGGCGGTCATCAGCCGCACGGTCGGCCTGTCGCTCAACGAGAAGAGCACGCTCTACGCGCTGCTGACCTCGTGGCGCGGCCGGGCCTTTACGCCGGAGGAGCTCAAGAAGTTCGACCTCTCGAAGATCTGCGGCAAGCCGGCGTTCATCAATATAACGCACAGCGTTAAAGGCGACAGAACGTATGCCAACCTCACGTCCATCATGCCGCTGCCGAAGGCGATCCCGGCTCCGGTGATGGAGGGCGAGGCGCTGGTGTACTCGACCGACGAGCCGAACGGCGCCCTCTTCGACAAGCTCCCGACGTGGATGCAGGACAAGATCGCCGCCCGCATCGTGGACGCTCCGAAGGCGGCCCCGAAGCCTGCCGCCGCGCCCGCGGTGCCGGCGTCGGACTTCGTTGACGACGACCTGGCGTTCTGATCGTGCCCACTCCACGACAAGGGTACAAAGCAGCCGACGGGAAGAAGATCCCGTCGGTGACCACGGTCCTCAAAATCAAGGACCCCGGGGCGCTCATCAACTGGGCGTACAAGCAGGGCCGCGAGCACGGGCTGCTGGAGGGGCAGGGCAAGGACGCGCCGGGCGGTCTATACGAGAACAACGATGTGCTCGCAATCGGCACCTGCGTCCATAGCATGTGCGAGGCCTGGGTGAAGGGCGGCAGCCCGATGGAGGTGCTCGAGAAGAGCATCGCCGCCGAGACCGTCACCGACCCGGTGTCGTTCCGCGCGCGCGCATCGTCGGCGTACTCGGCCTTCGAGTTCTGGTGCAAGGGCACGCAGCTCGAAATCATCGACTGCGAGGTCAAGGTGATCTCTGAGGCGCACCGGTACGGTGGCACGCTCGACTTCATTGGCAAGCTCGACGGCAAGCTCGTGCTCGGGGACTTTAAGACCTCGAACTCGGTCTGGCCGGAGATGCTGTGCCAACTGGCGGCCTACGCGAAAGCCTACGAGGAGACGACCGGGAGCCGGATCGACGGCGGGTACCACCTGCTGCGGTTCAGCAAGGAGAACGGTGACTTCGGCCACCACTACTACCCTAGCCTGGACGACGATGCTTGGCCGGCGTTCCTGCACCTGCGCGCGTTGCACGACTTGAACGAGAAGCTAAAGAAGCGCGCGGCGTAATCATCCACCCTTGAGTCTGGCAAACCCCTACTCGGAGCCCGGCCCCGTCCAGACAGCCGGTACCCTACTATGACGCTACACACACACGCCGGCCCGCTGCCCACGCACCAGTATGTCTGGGTCGAGCCCAACGCGATCGGCGACCACGGCTGGCTGCGCGCGGTCTGGTTTGGGCTCACGAGCTTCCCCGGCCGCGCCTTCGGGTGCCATGTCTTGCTGGAATCCGGCGCGGTGTACCGCAACGTGCCGCTGCACCAGCTCGCGTCTAGCAATGACGTCGACGAGCCGTGGACGCCGGCGCAGGCCGCAACCTGGGACTGCTACGGGTACCAATTCTCGACCATCGAATACCCGTTCCTGCAGAGCATGAACTGCCGCGCGCGCTTGCAGGACAAGTCGGAGCGCCGCGGGATGTACCTCTTCACATTGGCCCCGGTCGGGGATGCGTTCAGCGCAGCCCCAGAGCAGAGCAAGGAGTTTTATTTCATTCAGCTGGAGAACGGCCGGTTCACGGCGCAGCCGACGAACCATGTGCTCATCGAGGATCGGTCGTTCACGACGGCGCTGGAGTGGCCCAAGTTTCTGCGCCGGCAGAATGAGTGGCACAGCGCGGAGGATTCCGAGTGAGGTATCTGTCTGTTTGCAGCGGCATCGAAGCCGCATCCGTCGCTTGGCACCCGCTCGGCTGGCAACCGGCGGCGTTCAGCGAGATCGAACCGTTCCCGTCTGCGGTGCTCGCGCACCACTACCCCACCGTGCCGAACCTCGGCGACATGACCAAATTCCAGGAGTGGCCTGATGAACCAGTTGAGCTTCTTGTCGGAGGAACCCCCTGCCAATCCTTCAGCGTCGCGGGTCTCCGCAAGGGCCTCGAAGACCCTCGAGGAAACCTCATGCTCACTTACCTTGCGATCGCTCAACGTTACCGGCCTCGATGGCTTGTGTGGGAAAACGTCCCCGGCGTCCTGTCATCGAACGGAGGACGGGACTTTGGCACCTTCCTCGGGGCGCTGGGGGAGCTGGGGTATGGGTGGGCCTACCGAGTCTTGGACGCTCAATGGTTCGGAGTGGCCCAGCGCCGCCGTCGTGTGTTCGTTGTCGGACATCTTGGAGACTGGCAGCGTGCCGCAGCGGTTCTTTTTGAGCGCGAAAGCGTGCGCCGGGATACTCCGCCGAGCCGGGAAGCGCGGCAAGGCGCTGCCGCTAGCGTTGCACAATGCTTTGCAGGCAGTCGCCAATCCGACGTAGCGGCAACGCTTGAAACCACGGCGCACGACTACAGCCGCGCTGATGGCTTCAACATGGTCGCCCACACCCTGCGCGGCGTGGGCTTCGACGCCGGCGAGGACGGCACCGGGCGCGGCACGCCGTTGGTGCCGGTGGTATTCAAAGTCCGTGGCGGCGTTGAGCGCGAGGACGGCTCTCGCGGCAGCACCAACATCGGCAAGCAGGCGGGCAAAGGCTACCTCGGCAGCGAGGAGCGCGCCTTTACGCTGGCGGCGGCGCAGGATCAGTTTGTCGCGCAGCCCATCCCCATCCACGACCAAGCGACGCGGCACGCCGGGAAGCGCGGCAAGCACAGCGACGGCAAGGGCAACGGCCTCGGCATCGGTCAGCCGGGCGACCCCGCGCCGACCTTGACGAAGGGCGACAAGCACGCGGTCGCGCAGCCGGTGGCGTTTACCCGTTGTGACAACGGGCAAGACGCGCAAGTTGATGTAACACCCACCATGCGCTGCGGAAGCAATTATTCCGCGCATCTTGCGGTCGCGCAGCCGGTCTACGGCACCGACTGCTACAACGGCGCGATCACGGGCGATGTTGCGGCCACGCTTGGCACGCCGGGCAGCAGCGTCAACGCGAGCGGGCCGACGGTGATGCAGCCGGTGGCGACCGTCACGGACATGAGAGGACTTGGCGATGGTCATGTCGCGCCGACCTTGCGGGCGAAAGAAACCGCCAACGATTTCACGCCGATGTTGATGCAGCCGGTGGCGCCTGCGCTGACGGCAAGCAACGACCCGAGCCGCAGCCCGCAGAGCAGCGAGGTGACGCAGCAGGTCGCCGTTGTCCACGCGACTGTGATGCAAGTCCGCCGCCTCACGCCCGTCGAGTGCGAGCGGCTGCAAGGCTTCCCTGACGGCTACACCAACATCCCGTGGCGCAAGAAGCCCGAAGCACCAGACGGCCCGCGCTACAAGGCATTGGGTAATTCGATGGCCGTGCCGTGCATGGCCTGGATTGGTCAACGGATCGCGGAGGTGGACCGTGGCGATTGAACTCGACGACTGGGATAGGGAATGGCTCGCGCGCCCGCACTCGAATTCTGAGTACCGGGCGAAGGTGAAAGAGCTGATGGAGCGGTGCGCCGAGTACGGCGCCGAGCTCGAGCGGCTGCGGGGGCAGCGCACCGGCTGCGCGTACCCGAACTGCCTCGACGGCGGCGGGCGGTGTCACGCGATGTTTAAGGGCGAGTGTTCTGGGCCGAAGGAGGTGAAGCCGTGAGCGTTCACTACATGGGAGCAGCAGCATTTGCGGCGTTGCAGTCTCGTCGCTGCCGCGCACAAGCAGCGGAGCGCGAAAAAAACAGCGAGTCGTTGACCGTTTCGGACACGGTTAAGTGTGCGCTTGACGAGGGCAAGCCGTGTCCGGAATGTCGCGGAATCGGCCAACCAGATTGCGACTTTCCAAATTGCTTTGAGGAGGTGAAGCCGTGAGCACAATCACCCTGATTGAAATCCGCGACGCACTGCGCCGCACAGACCCCGCCTGGTGCGCGACGCACGGGCAGGAACAGATCAGCGACGAGGAACTCGAGGAGCTCATCGGGCGCGTCGAGGATGCCGTGGAGGATGGCGATGGAAAAGCCGCCTGACTTTGACGCCTTCTTTCGGCTGCTGCGCGACGCGATTATCGCGGCGATCGGCATCCTGCTGTTCTGCGCGCTTCTTGTGGAGGTGATGACATGAGCGACCCCATCAACCCGGCACACTACAGGGCCGGCGAGATCGAGTGCATCGACGCCATCGAGGCGCAGCTCTCGCCGACGGAGTTTCGCGGGTACCTGCGCGGCCAGGTGGCGAAGTACAACTGGCGCCTGGGGCTGAAGGATTCCGTGGAGCAGGACGCCAAGAAGATGCTCTGGTACGCCTCGATGCTGGCCGGCGTGGACCCGAGGGAGCGCTAGACCGCCTCGCCCCGGAACCACGCCTTGCCGCCCTCGACCACACAGAGCTCGGGCGGCAGCATTCGCTTTTCGCGAAACGTGAGCACGGCAAAGCCTGACGCCCAGTTGACCGGCCCCGCCTCGACATAGGTGAACTGCGGGCCGGTGATGTCGGCCATCGTGCCGGTGTCCACGCCGTAGCGCCTGCCTCGGTAGTCGCCCCACGGCGTGACCTTGAGCTGGTGGAGGTGGCCGTGGACATAGCTCACGCCGGACTTGAGCGCGGAGTTGTACGCCGCGTGGATGCCGCCATTGACCGGGCGGTGCCGGACGCAGACCCAGCCGTCCGTCTTGGCGTTCAAGTGCAGCGCCCAGCCGGCGCGCCATGACGGCAGGAAGTCGAGCAGCGTCGTGCCAGGCATCCCCTCGACCTCGGCGACGCGGCCAGACAAGTAGTTCTCGAACCGCGCATCATGGTTGCCGATTGTCCTGATGAGCTTGGCGTTGCCCGCCGCTCGGGCGATCTCAGCGCAGCGGTCCTGCACGGTGTGGATCTCGTCCTTGAGCTGCGGCTGCTGCTCCCACATGATCCGCGGGTGGCGCGAGATACGCGCCCCGTCTAGGATGTCGCCGTTGAGGATGACCATCTCGGGCTTTAGCGTCTTGGTGAGCCGACAGAATGCCTCGTGCGCGACGGTGATGACACCCGGCCAATAGTGGCAATCACTCGCCACGAGCACCACGCCGTCCTCGATGGTGTCGTGCATCTCGCCCTCGTACTTAACCGCCCGCTCGGCGGCGAGCTTGCTAGCGCGGAAGGCTGCGCCCGACGGGCCTCGCGTGTTCTCGGTACAGGCCCTGCTGTTTTCAGATTCGAGCACGATGCCGTGCTTCGTCTCGAGCGATCGGCGGCGCGTGAACACCTGCCGCACCGAAAGGTTCAGCGCCCTTGCCACATCTGCGGGTCGTTTTAGGCGCTGCCAAGCGGCGATAAAGTCCTGGTCAGATGCGGTCAGCATTTTTTGTTTTCGCAGTCAAATGTACTCAGGCTCTGTTGGAGCAGGCTCGCCAAGTTGTCCACGAATACCTCGTCGTCGTTTAGCGGGTGGTTCATTTCGCAGAGCAGGGAATGGCTCCACTCGTGGCAGAAGGCCTGCTGGAGCTCGGTGTCGCCCAGATCGCCCCGCAGGTCGATGCGGTGACAGGCAGGGTCGTACATCCCGACGGTATCCATCGAGTGCGGCCAGCGGGTGCGCGGCAGGATGCGCACGGTGAGCTGATGACCGTGCAACTGGAACCGACGCGGGATCTGCAGCCGGGCGTGGCGGTCAGTCTTCCGACGAGAGGAGTCCTGCTGCTGGGGCATAGGTTGCGATCCCTCGGGTGCCACGCGACATCATTGCACGCCTAGCGAGCGGCGACTGTATACCACGCATCAGGTACTGTTGGATAGCCGGGCGCGATGCATCCATGTGGGCTTGTTCACTCTTAGTAACCCTCGTCGTACTGGCCTTCATCAACTAGCAGCCCTGGAACGGCATAGGATCCGGTGCGGCGCACTCCAGTAGAGGCGGCCTCTCGAAATGCTTTAGGAACATTACGGCGAACACTTCTCTCAAGAGCGCGAGCGCGTAACTGGGCTGCAGATTGACCCATAGCAAGCCGTCTTCCGGCAGAAGTTCCGTATAGCAACCCTAGCCCGGCCAATGGAAAAGCGGCCCCCGTAGGATCTTGGTACGCACTATACCCACCAAGCCCAAGCGCGCCTAATGTTGCAACCATGCGGCCAGTTTTTGGCTGTGTTGTGGAAAATACATCAGCGGCAGGATTAGAGATTTCTCGCAATCTACCGCCTCCAGCTGCATATTCTCCTGCGTCCGTGGCTTCCTTTACAGCCAACGAAAGTTGATTTGGAGTAAAGTCGGACTCTTTTCCTTTTTCAACAGCACGCCGAAAAACAACAAATTTTGCATATTGATTGTCGATGGCCTTTAAGGCAGACATTGCGTCCGCTGGAAGCTGAGAATCAAGAGAATCGGTAACCGCCTTTTCAGCGTTAATCAACAGCCTTTCGGCTCCACTAGATATGTCACGAGCTCGAAGTTGTTCTCTAATGTTGCTCCGTATGCGCAATAAATCCTCGCTCTTGATAATGCCCCTTCCTTGAATTGCAGAAAGTTCATTATTTAAAAATCTAGCAACAGAGCCAACATCGTCTTTTTTAACAAGAGTAGATCTATCTCTAACGGCTTGCTTAAATCCGGTGCTTAAACCAAACGGAGTTACATCGATACCCTCTACAATTTTATATGCCTCGTTGTATCCCTTGCGCAAAGCATCCACTGCTTTATTCTGGTTGTCTGGGATAACACCTTGAAACCCCGGTGGCGCGGCATTTTCAGCAACTAATTTTTTAGTTTGTCTCCAACTATCCTCTCTTGCGCCGCGCACGGTTGGGCCAACAAACGGAAGCGCCTCAGTAACTTCCTCTAGTTGACCAAGAATTCCACGAGGGTTCATCTGTCCCGGCGTAAGCTCTACGCCCTGTTGAGTCAAAGCGCGAGCAGCAGAGGTCGGACGTACTCCAGCGCGAGCAGTACGATAGGCGGCACCAACGGCAGGGAAAAGACCGCCAGTTGCCGCACCCAAATAAGCCGCCTCTCCGCGATCATCTGGGCCTGCGGTAACAGCGCCTTGCACGGCCCCCTCTGTTGCCCCAACACCAATGGCTCGAGCAAGTGCTGGCGCTCTTGATAAGACTGGCAAAACCTTCGCGGCAGCACCAATAACCCTCGCTGTTCCAGCGGCAGGGATTAAAGAGGTGGCAAGCTCTCCACCAAACTCACCAATACGACCAGCCGTCGTCTCACGAAGGGGCTGCGTCAAGGCGCGAGTCTCACGCACCGTCTCATCTTCAACAAGGCCAAAGATGTTTCCGATGTTCTGAGCGACATTAGTAACGCCGCTACCCACGCCAAACATAGCGCGCTCGGCGGTGCTCATGTCGTCTACCATCTGCTTTGCGATAACTTGAGCAGCATCATTGTCGCCAGCGGCTCGCGCGCGCTGCAATGCCTTATAGTGTTGGATAGTTGAACGTGCCATTTTTAGTCACCTTCTTGGTAATAATTTGCTGCCCTAGACCTTGTTTCTGGGCTAGGCGATCTGTTTTGATTTGTGGGTACGACAGGATTTGCGGCAGAAGGAGTTGCATTCTGAGGAGGCGGTTTACCTGGAAAATAAAGATTATTCAAATTACTTTCCCTTTGGTTAAGCAGAGTCAGTATTGTCTTGATCTGCCCAGCAATCTCTTTTCTCCTTACGGGAGAAGCCATTATTGATGAAAAAGTAGTGGGGTCTCTAAGCGCCTTTTCCAAAAACGGAATTTCCCCCACATTCAAGACACCGCTATTTTGCAACTCGCGCACGGCACCAAGCGCGAGGGTGTAGGACCCTTCAAGCTCGCCGCGCCCTTCCCCTGCAATGGCACCCGTTGCAGGAACTCTAGTCAATGTATCAGCAAAATTTTGAATGTTGCTTCTTGCGTTTCTAATGGCTAGGGTAGCGGCGTTATATTGTCTCAACTCTGTTTCGCCAAGACCGCCAGAATCTTGACCCTGCATCGGTGTAATTAGACCAGTAACAGTATTTTTTTGATATATAGAGCCAGGTTTTAAACCTGCTTCCAAAACTTCCGCTGCACTCAAAATCTTAAAGCGTTCGCCGCCTCCCGCCGCGCGCGCGCCGGGCGCCATCCCCTTCGAGAACGTCTGCGAGGTGCCGTCGTTGAAGTAAACGATGACCTGCCCGCCGAGGTCCACCGTGCGCTCGGGGATCTTGGGCTTCGGCGCCTCGGCCGGCGTCGTAACCTTGCCGGTCAGTCGATTGACGACCGAGCCGCCGACGATGCTCCCGAGGGTGCCCTCTTTAGCCAGCGCGGCAAGATCCGGCGCTAACCTGGCAGCGTCCCGCCCCGCCTGCGATCTGTAGAGCATAGACATCGCCTCCATCGGGTCCTGTCGGTAGCGAGAAGTCAGCGGCCCACCCTCCCCGCTAATTCCAGGAAGGCTCTCGAGCGTCCTCGGACGATAGCGAGCGGTCAGCTGACCACCCTCTCCGCCCTCTCCGGGCAGACTCTCAAGCGTTCTGGGGCGATTACTAGCGGTCAGCTGACCGCCCTCGCCGCTAATCCCAGGAAGACTCTCAAGATTTCCTGGGGTGCCACCAAAGAGACGCCCGGCGATGCGGGACATCTCTGCCTCTGCTGCCGCGGTGCGGCGCGCGTCGTCTGCGGCCTTACGCTCTGCGGCGCGGCTGGCGCGGGTAAGCGCGAGCGCCTCGCTGCCCGCCTCGGGCGAGCCCATGCCGCGGGCGATGATGCCGAGCACGGACAGGTTCGCCCGGCGGCGCTCCTCGGGGGTCATGGACTCCACATCCTCGCCCAGCAAGCCGCCGACGTAACGGCTAAAAAATCCGGGCTTTTTTGTTTTCTCTGCCATGTTCGTGGTCCTCAATCAAAGAGCAGGCCGCGCGTCTTGCGGCCGCCGTAGGTGCGGTACATCTTGCGGTACATCTCGAGCGGGTCGCCGCCGGTGGGCTGGCCCACCCTGGCCGAGAGCGTGCTCGAGAGGTCCATTTCATCATCGCCGCCCTGCGCCGCTAGGCGCATCAGCCCGCGCTGCATCCCGCCGCCCTCGGCGTACTGCGTGCCGTAGCGCTTGAGCATCTCCTCGTCGGCGTCGATCCTGCGCTGCGCCGCGCGGT